CCCTACCATGGAATATTATTTCGTTTATTTCTGAGAATAGATTGAACCTATGACTCGAAGTCAGGCCAAAAAAAGTTAAGGCTGATTGGTACAGCGATGTCCTCCCCGTCATCACCCTTAATAGTTAAATCTACATCTGGAGATATTCTTTTTACTTCTTGACGTAAGGCTCTAGCATCTCTTGCTAAGATTTCATTATCAACGAATTCTCTTACTACTTTTCTTTCTCTGTCTTCACCTACTGAAGTAATTAGATATTTTAATCTAGTTGATACTTCAGGAACATTTCCATTAGGGAATAATTTTTTAAGTCCTTTTAATTCAGCATCAATAGCTTGTTCATCACCATGAGTTAATAACTTAAATGTAATTTCTACTTTAGAAGCAGGCAAAGTAAAGTAAAACTCATTTCCGTTGGTATAGTCTACGTCTTCAGGTAGTTCTTTGTCTTTAAGCGTGGTTAAGTCTACTTTATACGATCTACCACCAGATTCAAACTCATAGTCTTGACCGTATCCTAAAATACGTGAAGCAACTAAAATAGCATTTTTATCACCAATGATTAAATCTTTAAGGGGTGTTTTAGATACGATTAGTGAATCTAATAGTTTGTCTAATACAACTCCTGATTGAATGTAGTTTGTGTTTGTTAGAATGTCTTCTTCTCTTGCACCCATGTACTTCATTTCGATAGTACCGCTTGAAAGTGGATTCTCTTTAGGGTAAAGTAAACCTTTTGAAGGTAAGTCTACAATCTCTGTAGGGAACTTGTACTTAGGTTCGTTTGTAACTTGATTTTCCATAAATTTTATTTGTGTTTATATATAAATATAGCGAATATAAAAAAACCCACCTAAAAGGTGGGTTAATTTTAAAATATGTTTTGTTTCTTAGAAGTTCAAGATACAATAATCCATTGCTATTGTCATGTTGATTTCAGCTGCTGCTTCTCCTGAAGACCAATCATAATCACCAAATGTTGCTGATTTGATAAATGCACCTTTGATTATCCATTCACCTACGATATCACCTACTGGTCCTAAAATGTTCATAGTTAAATCTTTTTTATAGAAATCACTATACCCATCTCTACCTGTTACAGATTCGTGAGACAAACGCATCCATTCCATTACTGCTTGTGAACCTGCAGGAGCGATTGGATCATATAACGATAATGTCATATCATTCCACTTAACTTTACCTTTTATTTTACGGTAAACGTTAATGTGATCTAATGTTATCTCACCAGCGTCAAATCCAGGTGTAGATGCTTTTTTAATTAAATATGCCGGAATTCCTTCTACATACATGATAAATCTGTTTGCTACTTTTGGTTCGAAAGCAGTGAACATAATTTCATTTGGATTTAATATTGCCATGTTATATTTTTATTATTAATGTTTATGATAAATATTAAGAAAAAAGCCCTTATAGTAGGGCTTTAATCCTAAAGTGTTTTATTAAAATGTAGCTCCTGTTGGTGTTACGTTAAAGTCTAAGATAATGAATTCAGCTGTTTTAGTTGGTTGAACGAATATTTGACCTACTAATTGATTTCTATCAATTACGTCTGCTGTATTATTTGTGTCATCCATTACTACTTTGTAAGCATATAAACCTTCTCTTTGTTTGATTGACTCAAGGTAAGGGTTAGTTTGAGCTAAGAATCTATTTCTTGTAGCATTACTGTTTTGTTCGAATACTAATGTATTAGCAACTTGACCAATATATGATTTCAATTCGATTAACAATCTTCTTACGTTGATTCTATCTAAAGCTGAAGCTTTTTTCTGTAATGTTTTTTGCCCGTAAGCAACAACACCTTGTCCAGGGAAAGTTCCAATTGCATTGATATTAGCAGCATATAAAGTATCTTTATCTGTTGGAGATAATTTTCTTTTTGCTTGAATTACACTTAAAGCTCCTCTAGTGAAACCTGCTGGTGCGAACCATGGTGCAGCTACTCTATCGTTATAAGCGAATACTGAAGGTATGATTGTTGATGGTGGAACCCATGTTAATTTACCTGTTTGTGGTGCATTAACTTGAACCCATGGCCAGTAAGTAGCAGCGTAACTATTATCAATTTCGCTTGCTTCAGATACTGCAGTAGCTAATGATGAAGTTTCTCCTACTAAATCTATGATGGCAATAGCATCTCCTCTGTTTGAAGTATTTGTTGTTAATAAAGCAATAGCTGATGAGCTAGCTTCTTGTGTTATACCTGGTACAGTAATTACATTATATCTAAATTCGTCGCTATTAGCTAACAAGTTTAAAGAAGAAGTGTAAGCATCTGCTGGTAAAGTATAAACTCCACCTAATGTACCTGCAGCACCACCAAATGAACCTGTTTGATTAACTGGAACAGATGCAGTTAATGAAGTTTTAGGTGTACCGTTATTATCGAAATAATTTAATGTGTTGTTTGTTACAGATTTTACTCTTACGTAAGCTGATTTATTAGTATAATCACCTGTTACATTAGTATATCCGTTTGAAACATCAATTGATTGGTTACCAATTACAGCTTCAATATAGTTTGGTTGGTTTGGATCTAATGATACGTTATTCCATGATTCTAAAACAACTTTTGAGTTGTCAGTATCATTTCCTCTTCTAATCAATAAACTAAATGTACCACTTCCAGTATTAGCTCCTACGATTTCGAATCTTAGGTTATCAGCAGAACCAGATACTAATGAATTGTTAGTACTTAAAGCACCACTACTATTCATAATGTTACCAGCAGATAAAGTTTCTAATGCAAATGAAGCACTAGTTATACCTAAATTGGAGTTGATTATAGCACTACTTGAAGCAGGTAAAAATGTACCATTTACTACACGTGTTACTAATAGACTAGTTCCACCTTGTTGAAAGTAATTATAAGTAGAGATTGAAGTTAAATATTCTTGTGTTGTTCCTCCGGTAACGAAAGCTCCACCGAACTTCGAGATATAGCTACTATATGAAGTAACTAAAGTAGGTATTCCAACCGGACCTTTTACAGTTTGACCAACAATGGCAGCACCTGCTGTGATTGGACCTTGTGTAATTTGTGATTGGTCATTTTCTCTAGTTAATACACCAGGAGATAATAATGTTTCAGCCATTTTTAATTATATTAAGTTTAATTTATCGATTTGATAATAAATATTAAAAAAGGATTCAAAACCTACTCTTATGAGTAGGTTATTGTACCATCTTTTAAATCTATTTGAACATCACCATATGTTTCTTTTAATTTTTTACCAATTTCAATTTCAAATGATATTAGTTGTTGGTGTTGTTGTTTTAAGCGTTGTTCTTCTGTTTCAATTTGTAATTTTCTGAATGCTAATTGACCTAATTTTTCAATTAGTAGTTCAGATTGTTCTTGAAATAAGTTTAATTCTTGTAATTCTGTTTCTTGTAACTTTGTTGGTTTGATCATAACGTTGTTTTTATTTAATTTATATCATTGATGTCCAATCAGTTCCATTATAAAAATAAGGTTTGCAATTTGCTCCTGATCCTGATACTGATATTGAACCTGTTGGTTGGTTTGAGGGTAGTGGGTTAGTTTGTGTTAAAGTTAATACACTTGTAATATTAACTGAACCTGTTATATTTAATGAACCTGTTATGTTGGTATTACCGTTTACATCTAATTTAGAGGTTGGATTTGTTGTTCCTATACCTACGTTACCAACAGCTGTTACATTACCATTTACTGATAAATCAGGATAAGCACCATTAATTTGAACTCCATATAATCCCGGAGTTAATACTAAAGCACCATTTGGAGATATTAAACTTGCTTGACCAAATCCATTACCAATTATATTAAGAGTTGAAGATGAGTCACTTATATTTAATGAACCTGATATAGTAACTGTTTTAGTAGAAAAGTCTCCTCCTATTAAAGGAGTTCCTGAACCTGAAGCAATATATAGTTGGTTATTTTCTGTGGTGTTAGATGAGGGTCCGGCTTCTGCTCCTAGATATAAGTTATTTGATGATGAACCTGACATAAAGGCTCCGGCACTTCTTCCTAGAGCTGTATTATTAGAACCTGATTGACTAATACCAAGTGCTGCTAATCCTATGGCAGTATTAAAACTTCCTGAAGTATTGTTTTGTAATGCTTGATTACCTACAGCTACATTATAAATTCCAACTGTATTATTAGATAAAGTACTATATCCTAGAGAGGTATTATGGGTTCCCGTTGTATTTTTATATAGAGCAAAAACTCCATATGCTGTGTTAAAATTTCCTGTAGTAACTCTTAAAGCATTTTCACCAAATGATGTATTACCAGATAGATTACTTTTACCATTATTCCAAATTGTTAAATCAGTAGCGTTTGATTCTAACCATGCAATTGGGGTACTTGTTATACCCGTTAGGGCAGAACCATTTCCTGTAAAGAACGATGCTGTTATAGAACCATTTACATTTAATGAACCTGATATACCTGCACTTCCTGTGTAAGGAAAAGCTGAACCACCACCTCCACCATTCATTGCATAGGATGCTGTTAATGCATATGAAGAGGTTGTACTACTTGAAGCAAATGAAGCACTTGTAGAAAATAATGAACTTGATGAATTTATAGCAAAAGATGAACTTGTAGCCGTCTCAGCGTATGAACTTGAGGTTTCATAATTTATCTCATATGAAGCTGATATTGCATAAGAAGCAGTTAATGCATATGACGATGATGTTGAATTAACAGCATAACTAGCACTTGTTGATTGTGAAGCAGAAGTTGCAAACAATGAACTTGAGGCAATATTAGCATATGAAGCACTTGTTACTGATCCTAATAAAGTTTGAGCTACTGTTGAATATGAAGCAGTACCAAATAATGAACCTGTTATACCTGAGGATACCTGTAAAGAACCCGTAATTGTAGCATTACCATCTAATGAACCATCCCATTCTCCAGTTATACCTGTTAATTGAGAACCATCTCCTTTAAATGAACCTGTTACATGAAGTGCATTTAATGAACCTGAAATTATTATATCATCAGAGGTAGTACCATCTAAGGCATTTATTATTCTTAATAAATGTGTTGAACGGATTATTTGGGAAGGTGATATACCTGAGGTACTGATTGTAGCCATCTATATTGTTTTTATAATAAATATTAGGTTTTTAAATACTATTATAAAAGATAAGAAAGGGGAGTCAAAAAACTCCCCTTTTATTATTTATTTTATTTTTTTAATCCAAATTTAATATACTTATACCAAACTCTTTCATGAATATAATACTGTATTGGTTTATAAATTAATTCAGCAATACCAAAAGCAGCACCTACTTTAATTGAACCACTTATTGCCCACATTATAGCAAATCCTATAAGGGTACTAATAATTCTATATGATATCGTCTTGGCGATGTGTCTTTTAGGTTCTACTATCATAATTTCCCTTCAATCTTCATTTGTTCACGAATTTTGGTTGCTGAAATGTCGTGTATTTCTTGTGGTGGTTGGTATTCAATAACATCATATCCCACACCTCTACCAAAATTTATAGATTCAATATCAGGAATAATCATAACTTTTAATTTTCCTTCTTGAATAAGATCTGTTAATTCATTATTTAACATAATAAGAATATCGTCGGCAGACCATGGATTTTTATCATCTTTGGGAACATCTCGTACACATAAAAGAATTTTCTTTCCTTTATCTAATTGTTGATCAATTAACCATCTGTGGCCGGGATGCCAAGGTTGCCATCTTCCAATAAACATAGCATAACCATCTGTTTTTCTATTCCCTACTGCTAGTACTTTTTGCATATATATAACTTTTTATTTGATTTACACATTCTTCAATTGTTAATGTTGATGTATTTAAAGATAATATCTTATCTGTGGTATCCAAATCAAAATCAGAAACATGGAAGTTTTCTCTACCTCTATTTCCCTCATAATGAAGATATACCCATTTAACGTTATCCGATAGACTATTAAGATAATCTCTTGCTTCTTTATAAGGATAGACTAAAGATAAAATAACATCTTCACCTCTACTATCTAAATAACAAGCTATATCACTAGCTCTATTTAAGTTTTGTATACGTCCTTCACGAGTAAAATTTTTATTCTGAAATATTTCTCTTAATTTATCCCCATCGATGTTATGCCCTTTTAGCTCGTTTGCTAAAGTGGATTTGCCAGAATGGGGTTGGCCAAATAATACTGTTATCATTATTTATCTATAGTTTTAAAAATTTCTTCAATATTAAACATTTCGGATGCATCCATATAAGGACATTCATGTGCTATACCATCAAATGAATAATCAAATAAATATGAATCAATTAATTTTACATTTCCTACTGGAGGATTAGCTACAATATTTGAATGCATATTATACCCAAAGTTTTGAGGTGAAGTACCAATCCATAGAACCGTTGAATTTAATCCCATAGCGGCAGCAGCATGTTGTAAACAAGAATCTATTAATACTCGTTTTTCAGATAAAACTAATATACTAAATAATTCATGGTTAGTCATTGGTTCACTAATAAACTCAACACCTGGTATTGCATGAAGTGGGTTTCTTCCTACTTGAATAATGTGATATTTATCTGAGTATCTTTCTACAATACTATTAGCTATACCATAAGGCATATCTCTAGTCCAAGAATATAAAGAATCTTGTTGTGTTGGTCCACCATTTGTATGAAGAATCAGGGTTGGTTTATCACGTTTCCAATTATAGCTAATATCTTTTTGAATCATATTAGGATATAGAATTGGAAGTTGTTTTTCGTATTTTATATCCAATAAATCACACCAATTTTCAATCAAATGTTTCTTTTTCATTATGTGATCTGATTGGAAATATGGTTCGTGTTTGAATACTATTGTATCTTTATCTTTAATGTAATCATCATAAAAATAAGATACCATTCCTGCTCTATATACTCTATGAATATCCGGGTGGTTCAAAAATACTTCAGGATAAGATACCACAAGTATTAATTTTCTGTCTTTATATTTTTGTTTTACTGATGATATTAAAGCGGTAGCTGAGATGTTTTTTCCTAACCCACCTTCAATGTGCCATATTAGGTACTTGGTACTATTATTTGATTTGTCTTCTAAAACTTCTAATTTTTCTTTACTCATTGAGTTTGTTTCTGTTTTATAACCTACATTCATTTTTTATATTTTATATCCGAAATCATTAAAAAACCATGGGTAAGTTTCTTCAATTATTCTGCAAGCATTATCTCCTAATGTTTCACGGAAATTATCTTTGACAGGAGTTAATTCCTTTCTGATGATATGATCTCCAAATATACCATGCCATTTATCATCTTCATGAGTTACTTGTTTTATATTATTAAAATCATGTTGAAAATACGGAATATCTAGATACTTATAAATAGACTTCATTTGTGTTTCTGGGTCAGAACATAATTCCTCAAATTTAATAAATAAAATGTGTTTATGTGTTCCCGAAATTAAGGTTTGATATAATCTATCTATAGATGGACCTATTGGTGGATTATTAGACCAAACATGCATACGTTTGTCAGTAGTAGTACCTGTTAAGTTCCCCCAATTTGCAATGTTAGTGTCTATAAGTGGGTTACTACGGTATTTTTTCTCTAAAGAGGCATATATAGCTCTAAGATCTCGTACCATACAAATAATCTTAGGGTTAGGATCAAAGGCATCGATAAAATCACGATCCATTCCCCAACCCCTAGATTTATCTATTACATAAGGTTTATCAGTAATGTTATTATAAAACCCATAAAGACCACTTTTTAAGAATCCTCTAAACCCTTCATCCATTTGTTTAGAATCTTGAGCTTTCCATTCGACACCATTTGAATATATAGTGCGGGAAGTCGTTAACAATTCAAACAACCCCGATGTAGGGGTTGTATGGATGTCAGGATTTTGTCCTAATATATTTTGGATTAGTGTTGATCCAGCTCTTGGAAGAGAGCTATTGTAAAATATCTTTTTTGGCATAACTTTTTAATTTTTTTTTGGTATTATTAGAATATGTTATTAATACTTCCTGATATTATTTCTACAATACTAGTACCTTGTTTAAGAGCAATAATATCTAAAATTACAGAGTCATCAGTACCCCAAGTTTCAATTTCAGCTTGAGAAAGAATTATACTATCCCCATATATAACATCAAATTTTACTACACTTCCCTCTTCAATAATTGGAGTTCCATAAAGTACACGGAATGTAGCTTGGTTAGCTCCTAAAGGGTATTGTTGAGCAACTGCCGTCATGTGTGAACCTGTTATAAATTCAGGTGTTGGGTTAAATAATTCAGTCTGTTGAGCAAGACTTAATACTGGGTCAATTTTTGCAAAAATCATAATTTGTTTTTTTAAGTTATTTATTATTATTATTATACATATTTAATATTGTTTGAAGATAATATCTAATTGAAAGATAGCTCCACCAAATAATTGTGGAAAACTATGATATTCTATTATATCCAATATGTAGAAATTGTATTCTCGCATTTTATCTACAATATCTCCGATTAATGGAGCACCTTGATTATATTCAACTAGGGAAGTTTCTAGTAAAACATGTTGAGTGTTTTTTATAGTTTTTTCTCCCCCCCTTAATATATCTAATTCGGCACCTTGTACATCCATTTTTATAAAATCAATAGGGGCACCATTAAAATAATTACAACTATCTAAGGTTTTAGTTGGTACAGTTTTGATTTCGTATTTTCCATCACCATACCAATCAGTATTTTCTTTGTATAAAGAAGCGCCGGTTGCAATAGGGTTAATTTTTTCAATATATAAATCGGCAAAACCCTTTTTATCAGATAAGGCTACCATTTCATATTCTTTACCTAATAATCGAAGATTAGCTTCGCAATTAGGATTTGCTTCGACCATTATAGTTCGACATTCTGGATATCTATAGGAGAGTTGTTTAGTAAAGTTTCCAATATTGGCTCCGATGTCGATTGCTCTTTTGGGGTTAATGTAGCTAAAAAGTTTGTCCATTCTATTATTCTTTTATCCCAACTCCATTTAGGAGCATAAATTTGTTTTTGTAACTCTAAATGTGAATCTAATTCACCATTTTTTATTTTTTCGATTTCTTCTTCTAATATATCAGCGAATTTTAAAGCATGTATTTCAGGATTAGCTAGGTAAGGATACATTCTAGCCCAACCTTCCGTTGTCTCAGGTAATGCTCCTAAATTTGATGTTACTACCCTTAATCCCGCTGATAGAGCTTCAATAACTGCTATACATGAGGTTTCCTCAAATGTATTTGGGTATGCTAATATATCGAATGTACATAATTCTTTCCGTAAATCCAAATTAGGTATTGAACCTCTATATACTACTCCTTCTAGGGATTCACATCTATCATATAGTTCTTGATACTGGTCTTCATTATTATTGGCAAAATCTTTACCATATATTTTTGTACTAGAAAAAACATGTAATTCGCAATTCTCAGGTTTTAATAATTCCCAAGCTTTAAGTAATACATCTAATCCTCTCCATGGAGTTGACACATAGCATAGCTTTACTTTATCTCTTTTTCCCGGTAATCTTGGTTCTGCTCCAAGACAAGCATTTTGTATTACTTGAGTTTTGAAACCTGGTATATTGAATATTTTTCTAAATTGTTCTGCTTGCCAATGACTAACAAATACAAATTGATCTATTTGGTCTATATTAGTAGATTCTTTAAGAAATTCTACTGCTTGTTGATCATAAGACAATTGATTCCAGTATACTGTTGTTTTATTAACATCAGCGTATACTGGATAATTGAATATTGAAAATTTGTTTGTATATTCTTGAGGTAATTTACTGATTAATTCGTTGTACATTAACTCAGTTCCACCCATTGGTTTATTACTCATATCCCAATTTTGTTATAAATTTATTAAAGTCACCTTTATATTTTTTAACACCAATATGATTTAAAGTAATTGTAGGATCAAGCCAGATTTTATATCCTAATCCTCTCCATTTATCAGCTATAACATAATCTTCAGATATTAAATCTCCATTTAGTATTTTAAGATCGCATATCATTCTATGTTCTTCACCTTCAGATATATATGGTTCGGATATATCCCATAATTTTTCTAGGGCAAACCTTGATATTTTCATAAAACCAGTACCTACCCCATCTACCTCAATCAGTTTTTGATCTTGAGAGTATTTAAGGTTTTTATCTGTTAATTTTACAGTATATCCTTCGGTTTGGGTTTTTTTGATTAATGCACCACCAACAATGGGTTCAGGTCTTTTAAGTAACCTAAGAAACCATTCTGGATCCCACTCACAGTCTGAGTCAATGAAAAATAAATCATCGTATCCTCCCGTTAAAGCGAGTTGGAATAAACTATTTCTAGCACGTTGTACTAACGAGTCATATGATGTGTATATGGGTTGAATTTGGATGTCTTCTTTTTCGGCCATTCTTATAGTATTAACTAAAGAATCGGCAAACCACACATCAACCTTACCATCATATGACGGTGTACCTATTAAAACTTTTCTCATAACTTAAATATAATAAATCTATTTGGCTTATCCTAATTTTTCTTCAACTACTTCTAATCTAATGTTCAATTCTTGTATTGCTTTGATTATAGGTGCTATCAATTCTTCATAAGTAAGACGATATGCATCTTTTTCATCATCATGTCCTAAACCATCAAATCTAATTTCTAGTTCATCTAATGTTGATTTTAATTCTTGAGCAATTAACCCGTAGTGTTCTTTACTACTAGCTAATGTACCATCTTTTTCTCCGTATTCATATTTACATTCAGCAACGTATAAATCTCTATGATCTGAATTAAATGATACTGGTCTTAACTTTTTGATAAATGCAAGACCCATTTTTGATGGTAAAGAATTAATATTTGTTTTATCACGTAAATCTGAAACGTTAGACCAAGCAGCATAAACACAGTTACAAACGTTGTTAGCAGCTACTCCCCAAACAGTATGACCAGTTGTTGCTGTTGTAGCAGCACCAGTTCCTACGGCAATAATATTATTAATCCCTAGAGTAATATTAGTAGCGGCACAGGTTCCTAATACTGTATTGTTAATTCCTGTTGTATTAGCGCAAAGAGCACAAAATCCTACTGCTGTATTACTAGTTCCAGTATTGGCTCTAAGTGCGTGAGTTCCTACTGCTGTGTTACTAGTTCCAGTTGATGTAGCACATAGAGCATTATATCCTACAGCAGTATTTGCATTCATTGATGATGCAAAAGTATTGGATTGACGAAGAGCATTTGCACCAATTGCTACTTGAGCTCCACCTGTTGTATTGTAGCGAAGAGCACAAAGTCCTATTGCTGTATTGGCACTACCACCAGTATTGGCTCTAAGTGCTACCATTCCTACTGCTGTATTACAAAGTCCGGTTGTTGTACTACACAAAGCAGCATATCCTACAGCTGTATTGGCATTGAACATCATTGATGATGCTGAACCATTGGATTGACGAAGAGCATTTGTTCCAATTGCTACTTGAGCTGTACCTGTTGTATTGTAGCGAAGAGCACAAAGTCCTATTGCTGTATTGGCACTACCACCAGTATTGGATCTAAGTGATGACAATCCTACTGCTACATTACAAAGTCCAGTTGTTGTTAAACATAAAGCAGCATATCCTACAGCTGTATTGGCATTGAGAAGCATTGATGATGCTGAACCATTGGATTGACGAAGAGCATTTGTTCCAATTGCTACTTGAGCTCCACCTGTTGTATTACTAAATAATGCACTAACACCTACTGCTGTATTATTAATTCCAGTTGTATTGCTTGTTAATGCATTATATCCTAATGCTGTATTTCTATATCCAGTTGTATTGAATTGTAATGCCCTATTTCCTACTGCTGTGTTGTAATTTCCAGTTGTATTGTTTTGTAATGTATTAGTTCCTACTGCTGTATTTTTAGATCCTCCAGTATTGGCTCTAAGTGCTGTGTTTCCTACTGCTACATTGAAAAGTCCGGTTGATGTAGCACACATAGCACCATATCCTACAGCGGTGTTTGCATTCATTGATGATGCAAAAGTATTGGAGTTACGAAGAGCATTTGTTCCAATGGCAACTTGAGCTGCACCTGTTGTATTAGAGAATAAGGCACAAAGTCCTATTGCTGTGTTGCAACTTCCTCCAGTATTGGCTCTAAGTGCTTGAGTTCCTAATGCTGTATTACAAGTTCCAGTTGTATTAGCACCTAGAGCATTATATCCTACAGCAACGTTTGCATTAGTTGAAGTTGATGCAAAGTCGGATTTACGAAGGGCAAATGTACCAATGGCAACTTGAGCTGTACCTGTTGTATTGTATTGTAATGAATAAGTTCCTACTGCTGTATTACAAGTTCCAGTTGTATTGTATTGTAATGAATAAGTTCCTACTGCTATATTATAATCTCCAGTTGTATTATAGAGTAATGCGCTTGATCCTATTGCTGTATTGTTAAACCCTGTTGTATTGTTTCTTAATGCATTAGTTCCTAATGCTATATTTTGATATCCAGTTGTATTGTATCCTAATGCACTATTTCCTAATGCTGTATTTTGATTTCCAGTTGTATTGGCTTGTAATGCATTATTTCCTACTGCTATATTGAAATTTCCAGTTGTATTGGAGCATAATGTCCTATATCCTACTGCTGTATTGTTAATTCCTGATGTATTGTTTCTTAATGCGCTTGATCCTACTGCTATATTCCAATTTCCAGTTGTATTAGATATTAATGCGCCTGATCCTATTGCTGTATTGTTAGTTCCATTTGTATTGTTTTGTAATGCCTTAGTTCCTAATGCTACATTACAAGTTCCAGTTGTATTAGCATATAGAGCAGCATATCCTACAGCAACGTTTGCATTATTTGTAGTCATGCTATTATCGGAGTTACGAAGAGCATTTGCACCAATTGCTACTTGAGCGGTACCTGTTGTATTAGATATTAATGCTCCTAATCCTATTGCTGTATTTCTAGTTCCAATTGTATTGGAGAATA